CTCCACCTATTCCCTTATACGTTCTAATCTGAAGTATAAAGTGAACGCTTCCACCAAAACCAGTATGATCCTTAACCGAACTCTCAAGGTATACGGATCCTCCAAATCCAGCGTACGACATTATACTGTAGTCCTAAAATAGTCGACTTGACCGACTAAATCTCCACCATTATTATCAGAACTCGTTATGATACCGACCTGAATAAGAGGGAACCAATCTGGTCTTCTCCAGTATAAGAAAGAAGTATCTGATGGATCCCTAAACTGCGTCCACACGTCTCCAGGATTTACTTTTCCGTACACAAAGAAATCATATCCTTTTCTAACAATTCTTAAATACGGATACGCTGTCGTCGATTCGTCGCGATTAGTTGCAATATTGGCATCACTTTCCGTAACAGTTCTCCATGAACTATTATATCGAAGAGCAATTTTAATCCATGCCTCATGCGGAGATCCGTATGATGGCTCTAAATTTGGGCATCTAGCCATTAATCCAATTTGATTGTAGTTTGTATTTCCAGTATAACTAGAAACATACATCTCAATATCAAAATCACCCTGAATCTCTTGAAACACGAATGGACCTGTAAACGTATTATACCATGAATAAGATGTAACTGTAGCGAGATCTATTGTTAATTTTCCAGCATTAGTCACATTAACATCTATTGAATCAGCATTAACAGAATTTACTACATTCCAACTATAAAGTTTAGCACCATCTCCTCCACTCTTAATATCCTGTTGAGTTCCAGCACCAAACGTATCATCAGTTACTGGAATAACTTCTATTGCATTAACCCAAAAATAATGACGACCGTCTCCTGGATTTGTTGATTTTAACACATCGCCGTAAATTCTTATCTCTTCTGACAGAGAACTAGCTGATACATCTGCTGTAGTCAAAGACGTCGTCTTAGTGACACCAGAATCTTTTGACAACATGAAATTCTGTGCAATAACATCATCGTCGACCGTTCGATAACGAGAATCTACGAACTTCGTCGGTCGAACGTAAAGGGTATATTTATGTGTAACTGTATCAAGGTTCTTCACTTTGAACGCAACATAATCTGAATAATTCATATCATTTGGCGCGTCAGACAGAGATAATGGATATTCAGCGGTTATCTCCGCGCTCCCAGCACTATCCCAAAATTCAAATAGAGGATCTTTATATTCGCCGAAAACGAATACGTTGCACAAATTTTCTATGCCCTCATCTGTGTACGGAGAAGTCCTCTGTACTTTTAACCACTTAGCGTCAGTCGGGCTCCATCCATCCCACTCCTGATACACATAAGATGTAGGATATGCTGTTCCGGTCGAAAGAGTGGTCCAAGTCCCATCAAATCCGTCTGTACTGTCTGTAGAAACAAGGATATCTATTCCTCTAGACGCAACTCCGCTAGAAAATCTTAAACCAACTTTAGATAGAGTTATGACGCTCGAAAATAAGAGTAAAAAGGTATGTCCGTCAAATGGTTGAATAACTGAATGCGTTAAATCACCGTCAAGTTGATATTTTCCTTGTATAGGTAATCCATTATAGCTCAATATCTCTTTAGTGCTCGTGCTAGGTGTAACACGATAACATATAGTTCCGTCAAACGCCCAATGAATTCGGTTTGCCATTTATCCTCCTATAAAGTATACAACCGTAAACTATCGATTTTACCTGTAAATCCAAGTGGTGATGTATTAAATATAAATATGCAACTAGTTGCCTCGCAACCAGGTGTTGACGTTATTGTTAATGACTTTGCGCCGTTAGACGAAAACTCTTCGGACCATGTATATCCTACACCTGCTTCTGCGTTACCAAGACCAACTTGAATCCATCCAGCAGAATAATCGGATATAGTAAATTCGACTTTAAGTGTACCAGGAAACGAAAATCCGAGTGGATTAGATATATTTTGAGATGATACATTCCAATTAAAAGTTCCTCCAGAAATAGTTATACCTGAACTAAGCATCCATCCATGTATATTATCGTTAAAATCATCCATAAATGCTAATACCGCACTTGACGGAGATACAGATGGAGATACAGACGGAGATACCGATGGGGATGATGACGGAGATATAGATTTAGATAGTGACGGAGACGATGACGGAGATACAGATGACGACGGACTTACAGATGGACTCACAGATGAAGACGGTGATATTGATGGAGATAATGATGGTGATCTTGAAGAAGATAATGACTGAGATACTGATGGGGATATAGATGGAGATATAGATGGAGATTTTGATCCAGATTTTGATTCTGATAATGACGGAGATAATGATGGTGATATTGATTGAGAAGGCGATACTGATGGAGATATTGATGGAGATCCAGATGGAGATGGGGATGTAGACGGTGATGGAGATGGTGATTCAGATGGTGATGGAGATGTAGATGGTGAAGGTGATGGAGATGTAGATGGTGAAGGTGATACAGACGAAGATGGTGATCCAGACGGAGAAATAGATGGAGATATAGATATAGACGGAGATCCGGATATTGATGGTGATATCGAAGGAGAAATAGATCTAGATATCGAAGGAGAAATAGATCTAGATATAGATTTAGATATAGATGGCGATAATGATGTAGACGGAGATGCAGACGAAGATATTGACGGAGATATAGATGGAGATCCTGACGGAGAAAATGATACAGATATAGAAGGAGATGTAGATATTGATGGAGTTTCAGATAATGACGGAGATACTGATGATGATATTGATTTTGATGTAGACGGAGATATAGATGCTGATGGAGATATAGATGGAGATATAGATTCTAGTACTGGATGAGAAGGTGATATAGATGCAGATCTAGACGGAGATGGGGATCTAGACGGAGATATAGAAGAAATTCTCTGCTCTAATTCGAGAGAAGATCCAGGAACGTATACAACGCTCAATCGTCCGGTAACGTTAGGACTTCCAAGAAACAACTTACCACCGTAATTACCAATACTCAGTCCAAAAGGTTTAGAAGCATCTATCGTATACTGTCCACTCTCTGCGTTCTTGATAACAGAGGTTCTTCCATTAGTAAACCATATAAAAGCTTTAAAATCAACACAACTCCATGGTTCACCTGTAGGAATTCCAGAAATCTTAGACACCCAATCAAACCCATCCCATTCCCAGATTTGATTGTAATTAAGCAAAACAACTATATCGCTTAATATCATTAACTGAGGATATGGATACGTAAAGATGACACCGGCAGGTAAATGTACTGTATCAAATTGCTCTGAAACAGTTAACGTTCCCTCATACACATATCCGCCGATCAATGAAGTCAACATAGGGTTATTCCTGAGGTTTTTCGCAGGAACTAATCCTTTAGACAAGATCTCTTTTAGCGGAAATGTGGTTTCCTTCAAAGTGCTCCTATATCCCCTTTAAACTTCGTATCAATAGGTTTTTGTACATCAAAATTCGATTTCTTCACGATATTAGCCTTTTGTTTCACTAGAGGAATTGCTTCCGCCAAAATATCATCGTAAGATTTTCCTGGATTATCTGCCTCTATTTTCTCCATCTCAGACACTAAAATGTCTACGTGCGGAATAAGGTCTTTATGGTCTTTCTTAAATTTCTCAATAGTCTGCATCTTAACCGCAGTTTTCATGAACAGATTAGCAGAGACTTCAGGAAGAAGAAGCATAGCATCCTGTTTAGCTTTCTCGACTTTTTCATCGATTATAGAATTTATTTTGTCCCATTCTTCCTGTGTAATCATAATCCCTGTCCATATCTAGACGAACCAGCGTACGTCTCAGACTCATCAGACGCCATTAGTTCAGCGAGTTTCTCTGTATAAATTGTTTTCCACACAGGAATTCTAGAATCATTCTTTAGGTATGATTCTGCCTGAATCAATGACCCAAACAAGAGTACATCTGAATGATCTGTCACCAACCAATTACGGTCGCTCAATACTCCGTCTAACGGAGGACTGTACTGATATGCAGTCATTACCACAGTATAAGGTAAATCAGGTATCGGACGAATTAATAACTGCTCGTTAGGCTGTATATCTGGAGAAAGAGAAGATTCAGTTTGTGGTACTACTGCTATTAATTGCGGAGAACCAGTCTGATTATCTGCGAAAGCAGATTCTACTTCGTTAATATCCTGTTTATTTATCTGATATTTCCTAAACTTCTGATCTGATAATGTAGCAAGAGCAACATTATACCCAGAACCAGGTGCTGTTATAGTGATAGCAGTTATTACTCCATTTGTAATGGTGGTTGTAGCCGTAGCGCTAGATCCATCACCAGTTATAGTTATAGTTGGAGCAGAAAGATATCCACTTCCACCTGAAGTAATTGGAATAGACGTTATCTCCCCAGCAACAGTCACTGGAAGTCCGAGTACCGCTGGAATACCTGTAGCATATATTCCTCCATCTTCTACGAACTGTTTGTATAAAGGAATAGGATTATCAAATGCCGCACTTGTTCCAGCTGCTAATGAATGTGTAGCTCTAACCATCATACCGCCAAAGTTGTATTTTCTCTCTAATCCTTTAACAGCCTGATTAATGAGTTTAGTGGCAATACCTACATCTAAATCAAAATATTCTGTCACAACTCCTACCGTATTTAGAGCTGTGGTTCCAGCAGTAAAAGTCACACCAGTAGTCGTAACTTTCAAAGCACCTATTGCAGCATAACCTCTCGGAGTTTCAGGAAGATTGTAAGATCCATCTACACCTTTTGTTACCTGTATAGTCGGAACAAACGCGTCATTCGCAGATACAAGATAGTAACAGAAAGTATCAGCAGCTTGTACAGCACAAGCGGTAACATCGATATTATCGGTCGCCTCATAAGTAATCTGTTTATTGTACACATGATACACAACAGGTCGTGTGGTCCTTAACTTTGTCGTAGTACTACCTATAGTTAAACCACACATTTGAACGATGTTAACGTTGTTAATCTCAGTGATAAATCGCGTTAAATTCGACAAAATATCAAAATATGTTTCAGACACTGTGTACTCCTTTTATAACCAATATTCTCGTTTCATTCTGTATTTCGGTAATACTCTGTACCTAGAATTAACGATGATATTTACTTCTCGGTCAAAAAACAACATAAAATCTGCATCAGCGTCAGGAATTGCTATCTGTTTCGTCATAATCCGCACAACTCCTTCGCGGAATACCTCGTAGAATAATCCTTTCCACGGAATAACGTCGTCCGGACTTGCGAATGGCGTAGGTTGTTGATTATATTTCCCAGTAATCGAGACACTCTGTATCACTTTAGGGCGGACGTAGAACGTAGAACCTATTATCTTGTAGTATGTAGGTTGATTGTACGGAGGTTCGTACCGAAGACTCATTAATCCGTACGACGTCCACCAAGTATAATCATGTTCCTGATCTTCTAACAGGTAAGTTGGTTGAATGACTTTTTCAAACAAATTATACGTATCTGGAAGGTCGCTCGGAATTATAAACACGTAGTTACCCGCAACCAGAGATAATCCAGTTGTTATCGTAAGAGTAACAGTACCTGTAGTTGGAGTAAGAGTTGTCGTCGATTCCCCTACAATCGTTGAAGAAGATCCTGGAATTTCAGCTAAAGCAATCTTCCAATCGCTCAAAGAATCCGTTCCACTAGAATTAGTCGAATTTATCACCAATACACCAGTCACAGAATCATAAGACGTAACGGTTCCAGCCATCCAATCAGTATACAGTTCAGTAGACTTGGGTTTCTCAGCCATAGAAACAAAATCATCAGGTAAAGTAGCAGTATAACCGTATGCTGGAATAATTAAATCTAAATCTCCGGACGCAAGTAAATCAGACCCTCTATCAACTAACCTCTTATACAGAAGAGATAATATGGAATTTGCTGCTTGATAAATAGAAATTCCTTTCTTCTGTACAGCAGTTAATCTTGGCAGAACGTCAACTGTGAGTTGACTGATTGTTTGCGACATTATTCCTCCGTATTATCGTTCATTTCTCTAGATTCCATCTGAACCTCTTCTCTAAGCCATTGCCATGCATTAAATTCAGTGTCAAACGGAACAATGTCTTTAAGAGATTTTTTCCAAACTCCATCACCGCCAGCGTAGACTTTAGGTTTTACATTACTGTTTTCAATCCTATAACCCTCCATCTTACCTTCCTGGTGTTTTACGATACTATAACCTGAGAGATCCACTTCAGGAGTCTCTTCGAGAATCTGACCTGGTTGATACGGTCGAAACTGTTTAGACTTCAATAAAAACTCCAAATGTTCCTCAGCGTTAATTTCACATACAGACGTTGACGGTTCACCGTGTCTCCGATTTGGGTCAGGTATTGGCATAAACATGTATCTTGTCTTACCTAATTCCACAGGTGTCGGACCTTCTCTTTTAATTAAGCACTCTACTAACATTATATCCTCCTATATCCTTATCTTGATTTTAAAGGGGAGGACCGAAATCCTCCCCTATCCTATTTGTTATTTACGCAATATCCTGATCCACCGTAAGATACAGGTAGATAGCACCAGACTGAACACCCGTAAGCGTACCTCCAAATTCTAACACAACCAGACGATCCAGACTATCTTCAATTCCAATAAGTCTGCCTGCAGCATTTGTCATTCTCACCATTCCTGCAGACTGGCCTGTAGTCTGACCTGCGTCAAACAGATCTTGTCCGGTAACTCGTTCCGGAATCGTGTTAGTATTAGTCGCACCACCTGAATTGTACGCTGCAGCAGCTTGTGCAACACCGGCTTTAAACCTAAATCCAGTCGTCCCGGCAATAGCCTCATTGTAATAGCTGTTAAGAATACCTAAAGCCCAAGTAACTGCGGTACCAGTATCAATATCAGCTATTTCAACTTTTGCGTCCATCAGACGACATTGTGCAGGTATTACACCTAACACCAACCCATTAGTAGCCGTCATCTGAGCAGCGGTAGGGGTCATTGAATAACAAAGAACCCTTGCTCCCGGCATAGGATTAATAGGCGGTCTGCTATAAATTTGCGGATTGATTGTTACTGTTGCAAGTGCCATATCTTATCAACCTCCTTTCTATTAGCGTTACGGTCTGGTGGCGGCAGTATCGATCGCCATCACACCAAAATCATTACCATTGAACGTAACCTTCTTGAAACCCCAAATAGTGTGAGTTGAGATTACGACCCTGTTGTTATTGTCACGTCCTTCTTCATGCCATCCAAAGCGAAGATCCTGACCAGGAGAACCAAACGCGAGGACACCGGCCTGAAGACCCAGGAACAGTGCTCTAGAAGCGTTAACATTAGATCCAGCACCATAATCTGTGAATCTGATCACGTTCTGGTGTTTGTGAAGAACTACACCGTTCCAAATACCCATTCCTCCCTTGAGGAACATGCTCTCGCGGCCGACTGAGGTAGCGATAGCTTTCTGGATATCCGCCCAGTCATTAACCGTTGTATTCCTTCTGAGATTAAACGCCTGGTAAGGATCCATAAGACAGAGGAATAGTTCCTCTCCGTCAATCTCACACTTCTGGAGCTGGGGAACTTCAGAGTAAGCGGGTCCGCCCCCTCCCATCATCTCCGCGTAAGCAACAGCACGGTCGATTGGAAGTGTACTCATCGTATCAGTTGCAGCTACAGATATCTTTGAAGTAGCGACACCGCCGTATACGATGTGATTTGTGTCCGGGGCAGTTAAGGTATTGTTCGCAAACCCGGTATAAGTGGTCGGAAATACAAATTCACTATTAGTTCCGCGAGCGCCCGAGAGGTACATGAAAATGATCTCATCGAACACTCTTGCCCACCAGTCTGCCGACCTGGCTCTTGCAATCTGGCGAAGATCGTGGAGAGTCCTCTTTCTCGTCATTCTCCCACCACAATCAGCACCACCTCTCATCTGATCGATGTAAACTACGTCGGTGTAGAATACGAGCTGTTCCTCTTTTCCGTGAAGTTCCCGGTCTCCTTCAATCGGTTGCATGTTCAACTGCATCGACAAATCATAAGTAATCTGTTCACCAGAATCAGCTTCAAGATCTGTCAACTGCCAAATAGGCTTTGTCGGGACACTGCCTTTTCCCATAAACTTCCTGGTAAAATACCCTTTTCTTCCGACATCGACCGCGAGGTTTCCCGAATACCTCTTGACGGCCTTAGCGTCGTTCAAACCGATAATGGTTTGACCCATACGAGCCTCCTTCTTTATGACCGTCCTTGGTCGAGGTTTAGTTTAGTTCCAAAAGGAACTTATCCAGCTAAGCTGGCATCCCTACCCACACTTTATCTTTCGATACTGTGGTTATCCCTACTGACTTATCTGCGACAATTTTCAGCACAGCTTGTCTTCCTGCCTTCTCTGAAAGAGTCACAGATATCTCCTTATCATTAACACTAAAGATCAACCTGTCTCCGACTCCTATGATCTTTATTAAAGCCATTTTACCTCGCCGATAGATATTTGTCGCGCTGAATTGGTGTTAATCTTTCCAACGCCTCTTCGTACGCAGCTCCTGACAACTTATCAAGAGCAGACCATGGACCCTCTACATCTGGAGCCTGAGCAGCTGGAATATTAGCCAACGTCTTAACATCTGGAGCTTTAGTAGGAGGTTTAATCTCTTTCAGTTCAGTGATTACTTTCTCTTTAACCTCCTCCTTCTTCTCAGTTAATTTTTCTTCAGGTTTCTGATTAAGTCCAAAGGCCTCTTTAACCATTTTATCGGCTTTAATCAGTAAAGCCATCCCAGATAATCCGACATTTTCAGGATTAGAATCAAGTTCAACGACAGTTTGATTAAGAGCCCCGTACAACATTTTTCCTTTCGGTGATCCATCTTTACTATATTCATATTCCGGACGAGCTCTGAAAAAAGCGCTCTGTTCAGCTCTCCAAGTTAAATCCGCTCTAGCTCTATCGCGAGCTGTCTGATAAAGAACGATGTTTTCAGACGATATTTGCCTGTTTAAAACATCTCTCTGTTTCATGTAATCTCCGAGCTGAATTTCACCTTTTCCATATCTATCCTCGAGCTCATTTAACTTCGACTGAATTTCTTCTGAAATTACCTCTTCTCCAGGAAGAGGTAACTTAGATTCATCGATACTTACTCGATAAGATAGTAACTCTTCGTCAGACACTCTAACCTTCTCAGGTTCCTTCTCAGGCTCCTTCTCAGGTTCCTTCTCAGGCTCCTTCTCAGGTTCCTTCTCAGGCT